ACGCTGCAGTAAAAGATGCACTACTATAAGTAACATTATCAAAGTCAACTGAAGCAACTGCTGTGCTCGAAGCAACTCCAAGTCTTGTTAATGTTTTAACTGAATAGTTAGTTCCACCTGTTGTATCTACTTCACCGTTTCCAGTTCCTGCTAAATACACAGTTGAAGATGTTGAATATGGATTAGTTGTGTATAATGAAATTTTAAAAGTGTTTCCACCAGAAGCTTTAAAGTTATGATTCGCTTCGAAGAGAGCACCTCTAAAACTATTTGGTATTATATTTGCCATATTGTTTTATCTCCTTATTTATTACTTGATGGGTTTTCTGATTTTAACACAGTACGAATAACACCATCAGCATACTCGTCTCTTCGTCTACGACCTTGTTGTTCAATCGCATACGAATAAAGTGCTTTTTCATAAGCCCCTTGGTAGTATTGTAACATATCCTGTGGACCTTTCAAGTATGCATATGTATTTACCAAACAAGCGTATAAAAGTAAATCTTGATAATTATTTGACAAATAGGTTCCAGCTGTAGCTGGAGCGGGGCTAGATGTAGTATCTGTAAGTGTATCTGGTTGTTTATTATAAGCTAATGTAATTTCATAAGTTTTATCTGGTGTGGGTGCTAAAACCCAAAACTCTTCGTCCCAATTAGCATAATATTTAGGAATATCTACGGCTTGTGTTCCAGGAGTAGAATAATATTCAGCCATAAAACTAGTATCTCTTTGCTCTAAATAATATTGATTTCCTGCCGTATCTTTTAATTGTACATATCTAATAAATCTTAAATCTTGAGGAATTGTTACATATCTATTTCCTACAATAGCATTCGAAGTTGCATAGTGTCTATCTTGATCTGAATCAACTTCTCTATAAATTTTATTTTCTGCATTAACTATAATAGTATCTAAAACAGTATCAGATAATACATTACTACTTACTTCTGTATAATTTCTAATATTGTCTCTTAAATTTGTTAAAGTGTATGTCATTATGCGTTTACTACCTCTAATGTTATTGGTCCTGCAGAACAGTTTTCTCCACCACCTAATATATTTCCTGTTGTGGCATTACTAGTGCTTGTTATATGAAAAAAATTTATAGGATTTGTTAAAGGGTCTGTTGTTGTTGCTCCTGTAATATTTCCTGCAGAATCTATTTGTCCTAATGCAATTGTAAATCCTGATGCATTATTTAAATCACTTACATTATCAAATGTTGGTATATTTGCAAAAGCTTGTAAATTTTTTATATCATCTGGATTAGTTCCACCTGGTCCAGCTGTTGTTACAACAGGAGGTCCTCTAAATCTAACTTTACTTCCTGCTGCTCTTTGATGATCTTCAGAAAAAACATTTACATAAGTTGTTCCACTATAAATAATACTAGTAAATGGATTATTGTCTAAAAGTATTAAACTTGTTTTAGACACAGGTTGTGGTCTTGGATTAAATAATGCTTGTGGATCAGAGCCAACTGGTTTTGGTTCTAATTGTGGTTGTTTTGGTTCATACTCAGAAAAATGAACTAAAGATCCATTCCATTCTCTAACCATTTCATCATATGGAAATCTTAAACCAGATCTATCTGATATTGCATATGCATATTTTCCTGATGCGTATCTACCCATTATACTCCATCTCCATAAAATGTTTGTGGTGAAATAAAACTAGATGTGCCTTGATTGTCTGCATCAAGTGCTCTTAACATTTCACTTTCATATCTTCGTTCTAATTCTGCCGATCTTTCTGGAGAAACTTTTTGACTTAAGTAATATGAAAGACCGGAAATCATACAAGGATAAAATCTATTAATCACATCTGATGTATTATTGTAAGCTCCTACATCTTGAATTTTAGATAAATAGTAAAAACAAAATTGAAAGTTACTTGGTGTTGTAGAATCAGATACACTTGCACTTGGTGTCGTATATAAAAATATACTAGGGTTTAATTTTCTTTCTACATAATATTGTGATGGTGTGCCTTTAGCTAATTTATTTGGTGTTTGAGAATAAGTTGATCTATCAATTTTTGTAAGAGCTATATCTTGTGGTGCGGTTGCATCAGAATTATTTCTATAATATGCTTCTAATACATCACTAATATCACTAGGAAAATTTTCTGAATCAGATGCAAAACTATATTCTGCTTGTCCTTCCACCAATGGAACTTTTGCAAGTTTTACTTTCCATAAATGAATTCCTCTATTTCCCCACTCTTGAAATAATATATTTAAAGATCTTCTAGCAGATCTTAATTGATATCCTGTTCTTGTCCCTAATACACCTGTTCTTTCATAAGCCTCTTCAATAATTTCATCTATTTGAGGATTAAATTCTGTTTCTCCAGAAGTTGGAGAAATAGTAAGAGCATTATTGCCCATACCACTGTGGTTAACACAATAATAAAATAAATAAGGCGCTCCTGTTGTTCTAACAGGTGCAACATTAATAGTTGTTTTTCCATCAGTTCCAGCACTTCCTGTTACTGTTACACCAGTTGTATATTCAGTGCCTCCACCCCAAGATCCGTTATCTGTCGTAGAAAAAGCAATACGGTGTGTGCTATTTGTTGAATCAGACTGATCAAATATGTAAGTGTTGCCTTCTTGTAGGTATAAGACAACATTAGCCTCTCCATTAAGGTAATACTTATTACCTGTTCCGTATTTGTTAGTCCCCGTTGCTACGGTTACTTTATAAGTTATTGTAGCCACTTAAAACTCCTATCCAAACAGAAATGTTACTTTGTCAACGTTAGTTAAAGTAGCGTGTAGATCTGTTTCGAATCTAATTCCATCACCTGGAATTTTAATTTGATAAGTAGTTTCTTGACCAGCAGTAGATGCACCTAGTGGTGTATCAAATACTGCTTTTGATGTTCCAGCTGCTCCACCATCTTTTAGTTCAATTGATCCTTGTGTTGTATCAGCAACAAAATAAATTCCTAAAAGTCTAGCGGGTCCAGCAAAAACAGTTCCAGTCGAAGTTAATCTTTTAGCCTGTACATTTGAAACATATGTTCCCATTTTTTCTCCTATTAAATTATGTGTGGGCCGAAGCCCACACTAAATTATTTATTAAGCAGTTGGTGAATTTGATGATAAACCAAAAAACTTAAGTGCTAAAACACCACCAGCTCCAGCTGTTCCTGAAATTACAACTTCAACTTCATCTGCTGTTTCTGTAGCTGCTGTAGTAGTACCACCAGACATTCCTAAAACTCCGTTACAAGGAAAAAATCCTTTGAAACCAGTTGAGTTCATAGCAACGGTTATACCATCAACAAATCCATCTGGATCTGCATCTGTTCCAATGTCAACTAAGTTAACTGCATTTGCAGTTGCACCTGTCATAGTAACTGCTACTCCCATTGGAATAAAGTTTGATGGAATTCCAATTGATGCTTCTTTGTGAGATGTGCCTGATGCAGCAATCGTAATTGATGTGCTGTATGTTGACAGTTTCATATCACTTGTAATAGCACCTGTACTAGCGTTTTTAATGATGTCATCAAAACCGTTTTCTGATCGTACCGGTCCTGAAAATGTAGTATTTGCCATAATTATATCCTCCTAGTTTTACGAATACTGTCTCTAGGCCGTCGACTATACTCGTCAGTATTCTAATTAATTGTATAGTGATTAGTTTATATATTAGTTTTTAATAGAGCGCAAGAGAGCCTGTAATGTGAATTGAATTTATTCAACGATGTAGCTTTTTATTAAGTAGCTACA